ATCTCTGCGTTCACAACCGACCCTGAGACACCGAAACCAGACATGACCTTACATAATCTTCAGTTTTGGAATTGCATGGACTACGGAGTCGTAGCAGTACAGAAGCAGTTTATCGGTTCAATGCACTATGAAGTGCTTACAAGAGACTATGGAACGCAAACAGGCACTTATATTTGCACTCTAGACAATTATCATCAAGATGTAGACGCAATTGACTACTCAACAAGTGAACAACCAGCTGAACATAAGAGTCATAATCTCTTAGAATTGGATAATGGACAGTTTTGTCTCTATCCAAACAACAGAATGAGGATTTATGATAACAGTATTACTCCTGAGACACCTAAGAATCCCGATTTTAAGGTATCAACCGTGTATTATCAGGTAGAAAACGGTCATGATCGTGATGGATTAGGTTCAGAAGAGAATTATTTTTGGAAAACAGCAAAAGAACGAAAGGAAAATCCAGAATTAGGATAAATAAATCATTACGGAGACAAAAATGGTCATCAAAATGGACAAATCGGAAGAATTTGCTAAATCTGGTCGAAAATTGATCAGTGAGTACGATGGTGATGAGTATTTTAAGGAAGAAGAGGAGCAAAAACCTCAATTTTTGAAAGAAGAACAATAAATAAACGTAATATTAAAAAACCCTTATAGATATATTAGGAAAAATATATCAAATTGAATGGTAGTTAAAATTTCTCGTGCATTTAAGGACATTAGCTTGTCGTTTACGAAGCATCCTGTCACAAACGATGTGACTGTGCTTCGAAATGAAGATGCAATTAAGAAATCAGTGGTTAATTTGTGTAGAACACGTCTTAATGAGAGGTTTTTTAACGAATTATTGGGTACATCAATTGAAGATTCGTTGTTTGAGACGAATTTAGATGACATTTCATCATTTCTAGAGAGAGAAATCACAGTTTTACTTAAAAATTATGAACCAAGGATTACATTACGTCATGTCATAATCGATTCTATAGTTGATTCATATGAATTACAGATAAGAATTGAATATGAAATTACAGGTTTGCCATTTCCGACACAAAATATCGAATTTTTACTTCAACCGACTAGGATATAATGTCATTTACACAGTTTACTAACCTCGATTTTAATACTTTAAGAGCTCAGATCAAAGATTATTTGAGATCAAACTCAAATTTTACTGATTTTGACTTTGAAGGTTCAAATTTTTCAATTCTGATTGATACGTTAGCATATAACTCTTATATAACTTCGTACAATACAAACATGGCTGTCAATGAATCTTTCATTGATAGTGCAACTCTACGTGAAAATGTTGTATCACTTGCAAGAAATATAGGATATGTACCAAGATCAAAGAAATCAGCAGTTGCAAGAGTTAGTTTTAATGTAGATGTAACGTCATCAAACGCACTTAGTGTTAAATTAAATGCAGGTTTAGTTGCTTTAGGTAATGTTCAGGGTGGAAATTTTATTTTTTCTATACCCGAAGACATCACAGTTACTCCAAATAGCAATAAACTTGCAAGTTTTAACAATATTGAGATATATGAGGGTACTTATTTAACAAAATCCTTTGAAGTTATTAGTTCTCAAACAAATCAGAGGTTTATTTTACCAAATTCTAATATTGATACTTCCTCAATTCGTGTTCAAATAGAAGAAAATGGAACATCTTTACCATATACTGCTTACGCAAACATTTTTGATGTTAATTCTGAGTCTAGATTGTTTTTAGTCCAAGAAATTGAAGATGAAAAGTATCAAATTTTATTTGGAGACGGAGTTTTAGGTAAAAAACCAGGTAACGGAGCTATAATAACAGTTAGTTATATTGTAACAAATGGAGAAAATGGAAATGGTGCTGCTAATTTTAATTTTTCTGGGACATTAACAAGTAATACAGGAGCAACTATCGTAGATGGTATATCGCTTCTAACGACCATACAATCGTCTGAAAACGGAGATTCAATAGAATCTATAGACAATATAAAATACCTTGCTCCGAGGGTCTATGCCTCACAGTACAGGGCAGTTACACCAAATGATTATACAAGTCTAATACCATTTTTATATCCAAATATTGACTCGGTAAGTGCTTATGGAGGTGAAGAACTTGACCCACCTCAATTTGGAAAAGTTTTTATTACTGTCAAACCTAAAAATGGTGAATTTTTAACTGCTGCTGCCAAAGATTCAATTAAAAATGATTTGAAAAAGTACACAGTGGCTGGAATTAAACAAGAATTTCTTGATTTAATGTATCTATATGTTGAATTTAAAACAACTGTTTCTTATGATTCAGGATTTATCTCTGATCAGTTAAATTTACAATCAAGAATAATATCTGCGATTGAAACTTATGCAAAATCAGCTGATATTAACTCATTTGGGGGAAGATTAAAATATAGTAAACTATTATCTCAGATTGATAAAGTTGATACTGGAATAACTTCAAACATTACAACTCTTGTAATTAGAAGAAATATGATTCCTCTTTATAATCAATTAGCAACATATGAAGTTTGTTATGGAAATAAGTTCCATGCTGATCTAGAGGGTTTTAATATTCGTTCTTCTGCATTTAGAATTGAAGATGTTGATGGAGATGTCTATTTAACAGATTTACCAAATAGTGATCAACTTACTGGAGTTGTTAGATTCTTTACAATGAACAATGGTGTTATAACTTACATTAACAATAATGCTGGTGTAGTTGATTATGTAAAAGGAGAAGTCGATTTATTTCCATTGAATATTGTATCTACGAGTTTATCAAACAGAGTTGAAATTGAAGCAACACCAGAATCGAATGATATTGTTGCAAAAGAGAACCTTTATATTGTGCTAGATACTACAGGAAATAGTCAACTAAATCTATTAGAGGATGTTCTCGTTTCTGGTTCAAATGTATCAGGAACAAATTATTCACCACCATCTAGTTTTATTAGTAATAAAAAATATACAAGATAACAGATGTCAGATAAAAAAGTTAAAATTTCAAATATTCTTGGTAGTCAGATACCAGATTTCATACAAGCCGATAATCCTCTTTTCAAAGAATTTTTAAGTCAATATTATAAATCTGAGGAACGTGAGTATGGATCAACTTACTTATCTGATCATATTTCATCTCTTAAAAATATTAAAAATGTTGCAGATATATCAATAGTTGAAGAACAAACAATTCCATTACCAGGAACCACAACCCCATCTTCACCAGTAATTCTAACATCACAAATATTTGCATTTGATGATGTGATAAATGTAAATCAAACCACTGGATTTCCAGAAAGTTATGGACTTTTAAAAATTGATAATGAAATTATCACATATAAAGGAAAAACTGCAACATCTTTTACAGGATGTATTCGTGGATTTAGTGGAGTATCTGAAATTAGCACAATTGATAATCCAGAATTTTTAACGTTTAGTGATACAAATGCTAGTGTGCACTCTGCAAGTTCATTAGTAGTTAATTTAAGTTTTGTTTTTGTAACTGAATTTTACAAAAAATATAGATATAATTTTTTACCAGGTTTAGAAGGAAGAAATTTATCATACGGTTTAAATATAGAAACTGTTTTATCAAGAGCTAGAGATTTTTATAATTCAAAAGGAACAGATGGTTCATTAAAAATTCTTTTTCAAGTATTATATGGAGAGTTAGTTGATGTAATTAAACCTTTTGAACAAACACTTATGGCATCGGAGTCTGAGTATGATATTTCTGATGATATTGTAGTTGAAGTTATTTCTGGTGATCCCTTAAATTTAGTCGGTGTTAAAATATTTCAAGATTCATTTACCAATCCCACAGCCAGTGGTGCAATATCAAATATAAACACTAAGTTTCTAGGAAATAAAAAATACTATCAAATATCTTTCTCAAAAGGAACTATAATTGATAAATTTAAAATATCAACAAAAACAAAAGTCGCAACAACTGCTATAACCTCAGATATTTTAACAGTTGACTCTACAATTGGATTTGGACAAACAGGAAATTTTTATTACACTAATAATGATAATATTTTAACATTAGTAGAATATACATCTAAATCTAGTAATCAATTTTTTGGATGTACTGGAATTAGTGAAACATTATATGAATCTGATCCGATAATTGATACAAATTTTGTGTATGGTTATGAAAATAATGATTTAACTAAAATATGCACAATGAGAATTGTCGGGTCAATTTCTGGAGTTTCAGATGATGTCTCTTCTACTAAGTATTTTGATTTTGATGATTTAATTGGAGTTAAACATTTAGGTGAAAAATATGATCCAAATGATAAAAAATTTAATACTTGGTTTTATAATAACTTATCATATATTGATGTTTTAGGACGTGAAGCTGGATCTATTGCTGGAACAAATTTTATAACTGAAACTGAGCATTTTTTAAATATTGGAGATTACGTAGATGTAAAATTTAAAGAGTCTGGAGTAATAGAAATAGAAAATGCAATAGTTTCTGAAATAATTGATTCTAAAGGAGTTTTGCTTGATGGTGGAATTAGCAAAGATGGAATTCTAATGGATAGTGTAGAATACAGTAAATTAGCAGGTGGTGACTACGTTATCAAAAAGAAATTTAGTTATGTGCATTCAAATTTTGGTATTCCATCTCTTCTTTCAAATATCCAAAATTCTTTTTCAGACATAGACAATAATACGTATGTTGCTTGTTCTGGATATCCATCTTTTGCTAGTAATGATACGAATAATAGATCACAAAATTTTTCATCAAGTGGGATTAGTACAAATTCAAATACAATTAATATTAATAACCATAAATTTATAAACGGAGAGAAAATTTATTTAAACATTTCTCCAAACTCTGGAATTACTGGGTCTAGTGGTTATTATTACTTAAAAGTTATTGACGATAATAATTTAAAAATAGCTTTAAATTATGCAAATTTACATAATAACTCTTTCGAACCGATTAAATGGAATAATATAGATACAGGAAATCATTCTATAACTCCAGCAACTTTATATGATGGTAAAAAGTTAAGTAATCAGAATAATTTTAAGAGAATATATCGAAATCCAAAGGTTAAAAAAATAAAATCAAGTATTACGGGTGCGGTAGGGATTGCTTTAAATGGAGTTGAATATCATTCACCAATTTCAAATGAATCAATATTTTATGGAATGATTGATAAAATTGAAGTTACTAATCCTGGTCAAAATTTTAATGTAATTAATCCACCAACATTATCGATTACAGATAGCATTGGTACAGGTTGCGATGTAATTGCTAATTATTCAGGTAAAGTATCAGAGGTCGTTGTAAATGAACCAGGATTTGATTTTTCTGAAGTTCCCTCCGTAACAATAACAGGTGGAAATGGTTCTGGAGCAGTTTGTGAAGCAAAACTAAGAGGATTCGTTTATAGTAGATCATACACAGATTTTGATTTGAATCTAACAGATGATACATTTGTAGGTGATCATAGATTTTCTGATGGTGAAGAAGTAACTTACATTGCTACTGGGGTTCCAGTAGGTATCAACACGGGTATAAATGTAGGATTTGCAACTGATAGATTGTCTTCAGGAACATCTTACTTTATCGCAAAAATTGATAATAATTCATTTAGTTTAGCTGTAACAAAAGATAATGCATTAAGTAAAGAAAATTTATTAGATCTATTTTCTTTTGGTAATAAAACACATACTTTTAAATCTAAAAAAATAAGAAATATAATTGATAGAATATCAGTAAAAGAATCTGGATCAGTTTATGGTAAACATCGTGTTGAAATAACATCTGAACAGTGGCCACCAAATGATAAAAAA